GATAGTGCATCATCTTCATCAGAATCAACAGTGGTGGTTGCTGCAGGAGTTGCTACTGCTTGAGTAACTACCTTTTCTGCAACATCAAGACCTTCACTTTCACTCTCTAACTCTTCATCAGGAATGTAGCGATTGACTGGCTTTTTGCCAAGGACATACTTCAAACGCTTCTCAAGATCATCGTATGACTTGAACTGGTCTGGAGCAGTGATCGCAGTAAGTGAATACTGTCTCTTCCATAATGCTTCAAGAGCATCATCATCTTCAAGAACTGGCCCTATCTTGTCAAATTCTGACTTGTCATAGTTCCAATATCCATCTTTCTTCACAATCTTCAACTTGAAGTTAGCACCTTGCCAGAAGTCAAAAGGATTGATTGGAGTCTCATCTTCAAACTCTGGTTGCATTGCTTCCATAATCTTATCAAATATTTTTTTACCATACTTAAATAAGAATACTTTGCCTTCATTAGAAGGGTTTGTAGGATCTTTCACGACATAGATGTTGCTGTAGTAAGATAACTTGCGCTTCTGTTTACGCACGACATCTTTGTCAGACTCATTGCCACTGTTCCATAACTCACGATTGTAGTCGGAGACAGGATCCTTTTGACCATTTGTGGTTAGACTATTTTCAATATACCAACCACCAGGCCCTTGAAAGGCATGAGTGTACATTTTTGCCCATGGGAACTCTTCGTTCTCAGGTGCAGGGAGGAAACGGATAACTGCATATCCATTACCTGTTTTGTCTAGTTCTGGTTTCCAGAGACGCTCATCGCCACCGCCACCAGATGTGTTCGCTTTTTCAACTTCTTTAACAAGTTTTGCAGTCAATGAACCTAGTGATGACTGCTTCTTTAGGTCTGCGAAAGACATAGTTACCTCGGATTAAATTAGATTTGGCTTGTGTGTACTCTTCTATTATATACTAAAAAGTGCCGATGTCAAATTGCTTTCTCATGAGTTCGATCATTTCACTCATTTGATTAAAGATAATGCTCATATCAACACCTCTCGGTAAACCCATCATCTCTGCGGATTTCATCATCTCTTTTCTCATGGTCTCAGCATCGGGATCATCTGATAAACTCAGACGTGCATACATGACTTTTTGTTTCTCGACAAGTTCAGATAATAAATTGATGTGCTCTGTTTTATCAGCAGCACTCATGTAAGGAAAGTTCATTACACTTGAATAAATTTCCTCTTGGAGTTGATGGATATCTGCCATCTCAGCCTTCACGATGTCGGAGTCGAAAAAACTCACTTAGTTGCTACCCCCTTTAGTATTTTTTTATAGCGGAATACATCTATATTTAGGAAGGGAGAATACTTTCTCACTCTTCGACTGACGGTTTTCCATACAGGATCATCCAACTTTTGATCGAAATCTTTCCCATACCCTAGTATTCTATCATAGATTACCATACTTTCAATACTGATATTACCACCTAGAAACTTTTTCAAAACAATAGGGTGTCCATTGCTACAATCAAAGACATCATCAACCTTATTATCTGTGAACAGGCTTTCAGATTCTTCTTTGAAGATATATGACAAAGACTGTACCTTTTTCTTCCAATCAACATATCTTCCCTCTCCCTCCTTAATCATTTCTCCGATCCACATACTCTCAGGATCAGAACATGAAACAAAATTAGATACAAAAAAGTCTACGACTTCCTTATCATTCTTCTGTCTTGCAAATCTTTCAAACCAAAAGCGATCCTTTCTTTTATAAAAGGCTTCTTTGGTTGCTCTTGTTTTGCCACCATACTTATGGTAATCATAGTGGTCTTTTGTGAAGTGATTTTTTAATGACAAATAACAACGGTAGGCATCAAACGGCATCATTACCTTCCTTCTCTGGATTTATTCCTTATTGTAATATGATTTCCTTCAATTGTAAACTCTAGATAATCACGATGATCCCATTGAAGTTTATCATATAAAGCATTAAGTTTTTTCATGTCCTCCCACAGATCAGTGGGAGTTGGTTCACCCCAAAATGGGTTCTCATCATAATTATCCATCAGAAAATTATTTTAGCCCTTGAAGTTCTTTTTAAAAAGTTGAGTTCCTGTGCCTCATACTTGAGTTTTTCTTTGAGTGGTTTTGATATCAGTTTGGGAACTGACTCAAGATCAATGGAATTTATTTCACAGAAATAGACAATCGCATCGATGTAATTCATCTCTTCTTGTGCTTGCACAAGTCCTTCGATTTCTTGTGCGAAACGAGCAGGACAGTAAAACTTATCCTCGAATGCCTTTTCTAGTTCATTGTCCATTTGGCGACCTAGTATTGTGAGATACAAATTCTTTGATGTAACGAACTAATAATTTAATATAGTCTCCTTTGTTACGTTTGTCAAATACTTTTACCTCTCCGTCAGGAGTTACCATTATTGTAATTAACTTTGTTACAGGAATCTCTGTTAGTTCGTAGTACGCAGCAGCATAAAACATTTCTTGTACAAAATAATTTGTACACCAGTTCTCTGGTTTTATCTTAGTTGAAGTTTTGAAATCTATTACAGCTAACTCTCCTTCATACTCTGCGATGCAATCAACTCTACCGGCAAGACCGAGGTATTCTGAGTAAAGAGTCCTCTCGATAGCGTGTATATTATTTATCTTGTCCAGATATGGTAGGGTATTGTAAAACATGAACTTTGTGAGAGGCTGATATTCATCCCATTTCAATTCAAGATTTAACAAATAGTTCTGTGCTGCCTCATGATAATCTGTACCACGAGCAGTTGCTTTTCTTGTAATCTTATTTGCCTCTTCAACACCAACTCTCTTCCTCCAGTCAGCAAAGATCTGACGATTATAAAAGGATGTCACAGAAGTAATTGACGGAACCCAATCTCCACTTGGAAGATTATAAAGTCTTATACCGTTAGTTTCTTTTTTTTGTAATTCAAGATCACCCAGATAATTATGATGAATAAAATTCATAAATTAAGTTCCATTTTTGCAAGAATAAATTCTTTAACTAAACCAGATCGAACAATATCTTCCACACCAAACTCAATGATATCTATTGATGACATCAAACGAAGAACTCTCATAAAATCTACAATACCATTTCTTTCGTTTTGTTTGATGAGATCAGTTTGTGTTGCATCTCCACAGAACATGATCTTTGTGTTCTCTCCTACTCTAGTCATTATACTATCTAACTCGTGAAAATTCAAGTTTTGGAACTCGTCAACGATGATTATGGCCCTATCAAATGTTGTTCCCCTGATAAACGATGTGCTCCAGAATGAGATCGTTTCTTGTGCTTTTAAATTACCATAGAGCATTTCAAAATCTGCTGCTGATGGTAACTCAAACATGTACTTGACCATGTTCTTATATGGTATCTGATAGAGAGTAGACTTGTCCTCATGATCTCCGGGTAGGAAACCAATCTCTCTGGTCGATACAAGCGATCTGACGATGTATATTTTCTCATAGGGTGTGGATGGATCTAAGACATCACACAACGCATTGTAGAGCGTTATAAAGGTCTTTCCTGTACCTGCTGCACCGTATGCAATAATGTTTTTTCCTTCAGAATATGACTCAAATAATTTTTGCTGATTCTCTGTCAGAGGATCAATGTCTCTCAACATATCAGCGTTGATTGGTTTTTTCCTCTTCATTTGTTTTGCCGTGAGTCCGACACCTATGGGTTGTTGTTCTGCTTTTCTTTTTCTTGGCATATTAAACAGGTCTTACTTTAGAACCGGGAGCTTTAGATGCTTTGTGTAATACATCATTCCAACCGGGATGTGTCTTACGAAGTTTATCATAGACTTCTCCGACTTCTCCGACGTTTGCAACTCCTTGCATCCAGTCTTTATCCCAATCAGGATTATCTTTTCGCCATTGATCGTACTCGGTCATTGACATCTGGATTTCTTTTTGTTCGCCAGTTTTCAAGTTCTTTACAGGGTAAGTAGGCATAGGTGTTTTAAGTTTTGTAAATATTTAGACCCACTCAAGGGCTTCGGACACAGT